ATCTGGTTTCTTTAATAAATAACGAGGGGGTTCTGGATATTTAACTACGTACTGCAGGATGTCACAAATACGGTCTTCTCCACATACTCCAATTAACCAGGAACCTTGGCGATGAATCTTATTCATATCTGGGTGGATATAATCCCCAGTAATTCCTTCGTCTGCGTACATGGTAGCGAACTCTATTGAGTATGTGGACACTACCGTTGTCATTGCTACGCCTCGTAATGGAGTTCAGACTCTACACAGTTGTACAGTTCCTCAATTGTACCATCATTATAAATAAATATCTCAAAGGGATAGTCGTCCATTGCAGAGTCTGAGATGTGCCCGTTAACTGCCTTAACACCATTTCGTGACACACGCCACACTTTTCCACCCAATGCTGTAATAGCATCAGCCTCATTGGGGTAACGAACGTCTGGAATAACTACTTTAGCCCCATCTGGAAGGCTATCAAATAGGTGGTCAATCCACAGGTTTTCACCAAACATATCACGACCGACTTCAGTACCAAACCGTTGTAGTAGTTCACGTACTTCTGGGGTAGCCTTAGTGGTTTCCCACCCTAGTCTTTTTACTCTATCTGCTAGCGGTTCCATACCAATTTTAGGGTTCAAACGGTACAGCGAAGTACGAATGGCATCAGCAAATGAAGCGCGTACATAGCCAACCTCGGCTAGTTTCTCTGCAATAGTATCTTTACCACTACGAGCGTAACCTGAGATACCAATAACTTGAATGCGTGGTTTTAACTTTCCATCACTCAAGACATATAAAGGAAGACCTAGCTCTTTGGCTACTGTTACTTCAAGACGAGCACCTTTAGAATTTTGCCAACCAGGTAATAAGCAAAGTGCTTCTACTTGTGTAATAGAACGTAAGTCTATACGCATATAATCTTTCCAACCCATTGGATTGTTTAGAACATCAGCGATTGCTTCTTCTAGTGTTGCTCCATTAGTTTCAGCAGGGTTAATAACTTCATGCCCTAAAGCGCGAAGCTCGTTGGCTACTGCAAAAAATTCTGGGTAGTTGTGGTCCTGAACTGTACTCATAGGACCAGCGACATATATCTTCATTAGGCTTCCCTCTTCCAATGTATAAATGATTTTATGTAAACGCCCGCGTATGCCAGCGCCATGGCTATAAATCCGTACTGCTTAGTATGTATAGCGTAGATAGTCCATAAGGTTTCATTTGCTAGTAACACTAACCAACCCCAAACAGTTTTTCTACCTACTAGGAACATTCCTGTAACTCCTATAACAGCAAGTACCCAGGACCACATTACTGCTAACTACCCCATTTTTCTAATACTGTGATGTTATTTATTAAAGGTGCATAAAAAAGGTCTAAATAAAAAACGCGAACACCATCTGTAAAATGCAAGTAGATATGCTCACCATCACTGTCATGTGTGTGCATAAACCTACCCTCCATTGCACCTCTTGCGTCCTGCTCAGAGTTAAACTCAATGCGAATCAAGTCTCCATTAGCTAAGTTATTTATAATATTAGATAACTCATCTTTAGTCATTACTGCTCACCGTCTTCATACAAGTCATCATCAATTAACTGGATGGTCTTGCATGGGTAAGGTACTTTGCACACTGCACAAGTAATTCTTAAATGGTCTCCACGCTTTTCTGCATGGTGTAGTTCACGAATATGTTTTACCGCTGTACGGTATGGATGTTTTTTAATCATTAGGTTGTAAACTTTCCTGCTCTACCACTAAATCCGCTTGAAGTGCGGCGAGTTAACTCACGGCTAATAAAATTGCATTGATTACTTACATTTGTATACAGCATATCCATACCTTTGCGGTAGTTATGAGCAACAGCATATTCGTAATCAGCATCGATGACCTCTTCCTCAGCCATTACCAAAGCTTTGATAGCAGATACAGTCATTTTTGGCTGAGTATGTTTAGCACTATGCTTAGCTTCAATAAGGTCCAGGCGCTTCTTAGCAGACTGTTCGTCCATCTCAGCAACAGTAACCTGAGCCAGAATGAACTCTGAGTAAGCAATATATTCCTGCCATAGACGCATAACTCCTAGGTCATCTAGGTCTGTAATGTCATTGGGCATTTGTGGGGAATCGCCAATAAACTCTTGGGTAATCTCAAAGCCTTGACTACGGATAGTACCTAGAGTCACGTTACCACTGTCTCCTACATTCATCTTAATTGTCATTGTATACCTCACACTTATAGCACGAACCACCTGTGTTAACGTTACACGAGGGTGGTGTTTGGTTTTCTATAGCAATCATAATGTTTTTAGCATCTTCAAACAAATTGGAGATACCAAAATCACTTTTAGGTACAATAAACTCTTTAACTAATTGGTCTACCTTAGACTCGTAAATAAATACAGCCTCTTTAGGATAGTTAGTTGGGTCCATGATTTCAAGAAGCTTCATGTATACCTGAGCCTGTGCAATATGAACTGTGAAAGGTTGCTGTAAAGCATTCCAGGCTTTTTTAAAGTCATTGTCATGCTCACGAAGAAAATGTGGGTCTTCCCAACGAATAGTACCTTCTCCTACAGACTTGATTTCAAGTAATAAGTCATCACCAAAATCTTTAAGCCACCCATCAGCATGACCAGCAATGCCGTGCTCAGGGCTGAATACAGAAACTTCTCGGTACTCTAAAGAACCGTGATAGTCACAGTTTTCACAGTCTACAGGACTTAAACCACTAAATACGGTTCTGCAATCAGGGCAACGCCATTTTCCATATAGTTTACCCATGTCATAAAACCAGTTTTGCCAACGAGCATGAATACGGTGACCCTCTTCAAAAGTGAGCAGTTGCTTCATAGAAGCTTTGTATTTTGATGGTGCAGGTTCTGCTCCTTGCAGAGTGTAGTACTCTGCTCGGTGGCACCAGTCTGGTTTAACCATTGCTGACGGATGGATGACATCCGTAGCACGGCTAGTATCTGCAGGGCGTGATAGTACAAACCGCTCTACAGAAGTTAATACACGAGAAGGATTCTTACCTGCGTCTACTAGTTTTTTTAACGTACCTGTTGGCTTAATGCTTTTTGCCATCTTTATGTTCCCCATTAATATCCTTATCCCAAGTATTTCTTTTGTACCTATCACTTCGATGCTTCTCACAGAACATCGAATAAATGCCAGCAGGTTCCTTACATATTACACATAATATTGGAGGAAGCTTAGGTTTATCTTTAAGAGATTGGCACTTACAATTTTCTTTTTTTGCAGTGGAGCTAACAGGTGGGCATTTATGCTCTGCTGTTCTCCACCATGTTCCACAATCTGGACATTTAATTGCTTCATATGACATTTAGTTTTCCGTAACCCATTCTTCTAGTGTCTTACCATTTTTTTCTGCTTTACGGCGTAAAGCGTTTCTTTCTCTGTGGCTTAAGCCACCCCAGATACCGTAAGTATCATTCATACTTTCCGCGTACAGTAAGCATTCTACACGCACTCTACACTCTGGTCTACCGTCACGTCCAAAACAGACACCTTTTGAGACCTCTGCTATTGGCTTGTACTTATCTTTATCTCTTGGAGGATACCATAGTTCAGTATCCATCCCCGAACATTTAGCGTCTGCACGCCAGCTTTCTATGTCGAGGGGGTCTCGCATGTGCACTCCTGGAGTAGTTGTCGCATTTCCAGGAAATCGTTTTCATCTAGCATGATGTAGTTCTCACCATTCAGATGGAAACCTAGGACAGGCATCCTACCGTCAAGAATTGCTTCCTTGACAATCTTTTCCAGGACATCCGACTTAACGGTTACCTGTTTTTTGCCTGTCCACTTATGCTCTATGAGCAAGTCTTGTGAACGTACATCACCTTTGCGGCTCCAAAAGGCGCCAGAGGCAGCAGTTCTGCTACCTCCGACAGCCTTAGCAAGCCTATCCTCGTGCTTCCTTGACTGACGCTGACCCTCAGACCGCATCAGATACCTCTGCAACGTACTTAGATACTGCACGAACGGCTAAGCGTACGTCCTTATCTAGGCTATCACGTAGGTCAAGTTCTTCTCTAATAGAGTTTACCACAGCATCCGCGCCCTGCCACTTTCGGTCACCATAACTGTAGTAAGAACCAGCACGAGTAATGATTTTATTAAGGATACCAAGGGCTACAATTTCTTTAGCAAAATCGTAATCCCCAGCAGAGCACTCCCCGTTATCAAAGTAGAAGTCTAGGTAGGCTACCTGAGATGGGGGGGCTGACTTGTTCTTAAGTGTACGAATCTTGATAGTCTGACCAACACGCTTTTTCTCTTGCCCTGTTCCTGTTTCTAACCAGTCATCTCGCTTGACTTCAATGCGGGTAAAGAAAGCATAGTTCTTAGCTTCTCCACCTGGGGTAGTACGAGGGTCACCATACATAACGCCAATCTTCATACGGTACTGGTTAATAACAATACCTATGAAAGGACGCTCAGATTCTGTAAGAGACCGCTTGGAAGCTTTGCCAACTTTGCGAAAAAACTTTCCAGTAAGAAGGGCACCACGACCAACAGTAGCCTCATCCATGTTCTTCTCGTCCTCAGCCATAGGTACTAGAGCTGGTAACGAGTCAATAACAACACAGTCAACCTCTTTAGTACCTACCAATTCAATTACTGCTTCGTATGCTTCTTCCATAATGTTGGTAGAAATAACGTAAACCCGAGAAAGGTCCACGCCACACATCTCTGCATATGACGGAACCCACTGCTCTGCAGCAACCCACACAGTTGTGAACTCTGGGTCGCGTTGTTGGTTAGCGGCTACAGTCTTAAGGGCTACTGCTGTCTTACCATTTGAAGCTTCACCTACAATTTCATGCCACTGATTAGTAGGAAACCCACCACCTAGGATTACATCTAGGGCTAGTGAACCAGTAGTCATACGACCAATAGTATCTTCCCTGATTTTTTCACCAAGCACGATGGTATCTGTACCAAACTTCTTATTTAATTTTGCAATAGTTTTCAATAGTTCAGCGTTCATTATTCAATCTTTCCGATAATAGTTTGAGGATTAAAGTTATTAGCCGTGCTAATTTGTCTTGCTGGGGTTGCTGGACCAGAAGCCTGTGAACCGCTAACACCAGTACCTACACCAGAACCAGACTGTTGGATAGGATAACCACAGTCATAGCAACGAGCTTTAGTATTAGGGTCTGACGAGCCATAGTTACCGCTTCCACAACCAGGACAACGGGAGGAAGTAGTAGCACTCTGAGGTAGTTTAGGTTGCTCAGGAGCTACCTGTGGGGTTGGGTTGTATGGAGTTGGCTGTGGTGGAGTATACGGTGGTGTAGGGGAAGGTGCTGGGGCAACTGGTTGTCCACCTAGTTTTGTTGCCCACCAATTATTAGTGCTCATCTTCTGGGTCTACTTCCTGTGTGTATGAACCTGGGTTAACAATAAGACCAAGATTTAATGCTGACGAAAAAGCAGAAATCAAAGCACCAAAAGCTACGTGTGCATAGATTTCTTGCATTACATCTAGTTCTTCATCAAGTTCTAGTCCATGCTTTTCAAACATAGTACCAATAGTCTCTGACAAAACCATTGCGTTAATATCTGAAACAACATTTAAGAATGCGGCATAGGGCTCTACAGCAGCTATACGCTTTTCACTTTCTTCCATCTCAAGTTCTTCGCCCTCTTCACTAATAGGCGTAAGACCAAAAGCTTCTGCAAACTGATTAGGATTATCTACCCCTGTGTCATAACAGTACCAACGGAATAACGTGCTAAGAGGAAGAACATTAGACGCAATAAGAATATCACTACTCTCTTCGTCTAGTTCTTTCATCTTCTTGTCCCAAAATTTCCAATTCATCACTTGGCTTCTCCCCATCGTTGTACGACTTTGATATCTGCTATCAAAGGAATCTTTAGTAAGTCTATGCCTTCCATAGCCTCACGAATAATGTCTACAGTTTCATCTGCTTTACTATCTGGTGTAAGGGTAACCAATTCATCGTGAACTGTCAAGATGAGACTAGAACCATGGGGAAGGTTGTTATGAGCCCTAACCATAGCTAGTTTAATAATATCTGCAGCACTTCCCTGGATACGTGTATTAAACGCCTGACGCTCAGCCTGGGACCGTAGGAAGTGGTCTCTAGAGTTAATCTCTGGAAGATACCTACGCCTACCAAGTAATGTAGCAACATAATTAGGGTTCTTGGTACGAGTAGCACCAATAACACGAGCCTTATATGAGTTAACAGATGAGAATTTATCGCTAAAGTTGTTCAATAGTTCTTTAGCATCTGTAACTGTACAACCAATATCTGCAGCAATCTTTTGTGGACCAACCCCATATGCCATAGCAAGAACAAGGGTCTTACCAGCACGCCTATCTACTCCCATAGTTTCACCTACTGTCGTATAGATATCAGCACCCTCTAGGTACGCACCCATCATAATAGGGTCCTCAGACATAGATGCAATAATACGTGGTTCAATCTGTGAGTAGTCTGCTACAACTAGTTTGTATCCTTCGGGCGCGTAAAATAAATTTCTAATGGCTTTTCCGTGCGCTGTATGTGGGGCTGGAACATTTTGAAGGTTAGGGTTGCGACTACTAAAGCGACCAGTCTCCGCACCATGCTGAACGAAATCGCAATGAAGCCTACCGTTAATAAGGAGACTATCTTTATGCTCACGTCTTTCTTTTCCACCTGTTGTCCTAACTACTTCTCCACCCATGTAAGGAACTACATAGGTTGTACTCAATTTATTAAGGTCAGCATACTCTAATAGAGCAGCTACTAATGGATTACTATCCCTGTATGGTTCTAGTGCGTCTGATGCAACAGAGTAATCTGTATAAACAGGGTCGGCACCAGCAGACACACGTTTCTTTCCAGCGTCAGTAAAGAGGTTAGGTTTTAGACCTTGACACCCTTCTTCTTTTGGACCGTAAAGTAGGTATTGCTTTTCTTGATTAGAGTTAATATTGAAAGGTCGTTTAGCAATCCTAAAGATTTCTGCACGGCTAGTCTCAATATCCTCACGAAGTTTAGTGTCTAAAGTTTCAAGTGCTTCAACATCAATAGGTGAACCTGCTAGTTTCATATGAGCAAGCACACCAAGAACACCCATCTCTAGTTCCATAATCTTGGTTAAGTTGTCTTCCTCAATACGAGGTGCAAGGACTTTCCAAAGCAAGAAGGTATACTTTGCATCAAGGTACGCGTACTTAGCCACCTCGTTAAACGAGTACTTCTCTACCTCTTTACCTACTCCCTTGACCATCTCATATCCAAATTCACGCTTGAGACAATCATCCAGACCGCACTTGTTCTTGTTCTTGTTGTCTACAATAAACGATGCAATCATGGTATCGAAGTAAGGACCCACAGGAATTTGTACGCCGTAGTACTTAGCAATAGAAGTAATATCAAATATTAAGTTATGCCCAATAGTAAGTATGTCTTGATTAAACATCAAAGGATGAAGCGCAGTAAACACTTCATCTGGGTAGAGCTGGGCGGGAGGAGATGTAAAAGTCTTTACAGATTTCTTTTTATCCTTTGAGTAATCGCTAGCGCGTGGGGTAAGACCAGCAGCAAGTCGCTTTTCTCCCTGAGCAGTTAGTGGGAAGTGTTCCTCTAAGAAGTCTCCATTTGGATGACCCATAGGTATAACATCACAGCGACCGTGTGTGGCTAGCGTAATCCATAACACTTCATTAATAGGAGTAAGACCGCGGTTATCTCCAACGGTTTCCACATCGAATGCAAAAGCATCCTGTGTTAGGTAATGGTCAACTAATTCTTTAAGTTGTTCAGATGTAGTAATAATATTCATAATAATCCCCTAAAAGCCCGCCTAGTAGGAAGGGGAAAGGACCTACTAGACGGGCAGCTTAGATATTAGAGAAGGCTGTTAGCAATCTCTAGAAGCTCTTCGTAAGAGTTTTCTTTTACGATTGAGCGAGTGTATGGCTCTACAGTGCCAAGGAATGTCTCTGCGTCTTCAGCATTGATATTCCAATCTTCATCAAGGTCACGTGCCTTGATTGCATTCAGATGATAAACGGTTGTCTGCTTTTCACCTGACTTACTTAGAGACCAATAATTCTTGTTTAGTGGACCCTGTGGGGAGAAGTGGGCAGCGTGTAGTTGCTTAAACAGACGAGGTGTCGCTGTAAGAATCTGTCGCTGTGGACCACCCTCGGCGCTGAAGTTAACGATTGAGAAAACACGCTTCTCTTCTGCGCGGTGGTTTAGTACCTTACATAGTGGGCAAGTAGCACCCAAGCATACATATGATTTCTTGCCTGGCTTTGCAGTCAAGAAGTGTTGCTTGTAGGTGGCACAAGGACCATCTGGGTCAATGAACTTGATTACTTGAATCTGTTCACTGTGCTTGAAATCAACTGGGAAACTTCCAGTTGGTGTTGTCAAAGCATCTGCGGCTTCCCAACCTGAGCCAACAGCATTGCTGGTGCTCTGTTCGGGACGGGCATCAATATCAAAGTCATCGACAAAGTCCAATTGAACTTCTACTTCTTTGAAGTCTGGGCGGTTAACGGCCATGGTGTATATTTCCTTTTTCTACTAGTTTTCTATTTCTTGTATGCGGATTTTATCCCACATCTCAGCAATATCTTTTGTGACTTGCTGGTTGTTAGACCAGTCTATACGCTCTAAAGCGGATAGTCCAATCCTGTCGAACACTTCAACAGCATACTCTATCATAGCCCTGCTGTAAAGTCGGCGACCCTTCTGAACATCTCCATTTTTATTAGGCTTACTTGGAAGCCTATATGGAGACTGAGGTAGATACCCCATCTTCATCCAGTGCCTGATTGTTATTATAGGGCGACCTAAAGCATCTGCTAAAGAACCCAGTGTAAACATTTCCATATCAGTACCATTAGGCATGGTCTTATAATATGGTTTTGAATCCCACGTCTTAGGTTCAATAACCTTTTCTTTAGGTTGCTCTACCTCACGGCGCTTTCTTTTACTACCTGGGTAGTAATCTTCAAGCTCCGCAAAGACTGCATCAATAATATCGTCTGACATAGTTATTTAATCACTAACGCCCACGATACTTTAGAAGGGAACATTTTGTCAATATCCTCTTCTGTTAGTTCTTCATTATAGTATGCTGCCATAATTTCAGACTCATCCAAAATCGGAACCATAGTAACACACTTATCGTAGATACCTTTTTCTCGTAAAAGCTCTTCTGCTACCTGCATATCAAGTGTTTTAGATACACGTCGTTGTTGCATAAGTCTAGAGATACCTGATACATCTGTGTCATCGATGTCTACAACTTTATGACCGCTATCATTTGTATAACCAAACTGGTCAATGCCTTCATTTATCTTAGCTTTTACTTCAGACACAGAAGAGTTAATATCATCAGCACGTGCTTTATACATAGCATGCTGACGTGCTAAGTCTAATAATTCAGATTTGTCCACAACGGACCCCCTTATCTAGTTAGTAAGAACTTACTAGAGAACTTCGTTGCTGTCAACTTTGGGGGTTAAGTACGCTAAAAGAGCATCAATAATAATACTGGTCACGGTAATTCCTTCACTGGCAGCTTTGGCTTGAACGGCATGCCAAAGCTCGTCATCTACACGTAGCGTGCGAGTCGGAGTTTTTGGCGAACTAGACATACTTATATTATAAAAGACGGTACTGACAAATTCATGCTAAAAGCACCCCATGAGGGACTCGAACCCCCAACCTACAGGGTAGAAACCTGTTGCTCTATCCATTGAGCTAATGAGGCATGGAGCCCCCTATCCGATTTGAACGGATGACCCTCGCTTTACAAGAGCGATGCTCTACCACTGAGCTAAGGGGGCTTGGCTCCCGCTAGTGGATTCGAACCAATAACCTGCCGATTAACAGTCGGCTGCTCTGCCATTGAGCTAAGCGGGATTACA